TAAACGTGAGATAGAAAAACACTGTAAACACGCCATAAAGAAAGGTTTTATACCTGCAATACGTCTTAACGGTACGTCAGATTGGCGATGGGAGAACTACATCTGGGATTTCATGGTGGATATGCACACCACATATGGTGCTAAGTTCTACGATTACACTAAGATTGTAAACCGTGTTATTCCTGATGCAAATGTCTATGACCTGACCTTTAGCTATTCAGGTGTTGAGTCATTCAAGCCCTTCGTATTGAAGGCACTCGAACAAAGGTTGCGGATAGCTGTAGTCTTTCGTAACAGGGAAAGCATACCTTCAGAGTTCATGGGTATGGAGTGTATAGACGGTGACGATAGCGATGTCAGGTTCATAGAGCCACACGCTGTAGTTGTGGCGTTGTATGCTAAGGGCAAGGCTAAGAAAGATACTAGTGGCTTTGTCGTAGACTAAGGAGCTAACTTATAGGAATTCCTATAACTTTATAAAACATAAGGAACAAGCTAATGTTAATTATTGTTAGACTAGACTTGAAAGAAAATGCTGATAATATCGACGTTTTAGAAAACGTAGATTATTATTTTAAGCATGCAGATATAATCTCTACGGAAATTATAGATGTGATAACGGATACTGATCTATGGGAACTGTACCTGAAAAAAGCACCACAGAAGATAGCTAGGGCCACGAGCGGGGGGACGCTGGACGGCTATCGGGAAATGGGGCAGAAGATCGCCGGTCTGGAAGCCGAGAGGGACTATCTCTCGAAACAGTTGTTGACCATCCGGGCACATGCCGGGGACGCGACCGAGTATGTGCTGGCGCAGATTAATAAAGAACTGGTGGAGGAACGGGACCATCTGCAAACAGAATTTGACAGCCTAGCCAAATCATTTCTGAAAAGCGGGATAGAGATGTATATATCTATGGGATACAGTATTGAAGAAGCTACAGAAATAGCAGAGCAGGTATTTGAGGAGGTAGGAGAGTAATGGTATTTGCACCAATGGAACTTAGACAAAGGGCTTTTAACCTCTATGAAAACGGGCATAGTTGTTCAAGAATATCCCAACTATTAACAGAAGAACATAAAAAACTAACAGGTAAACCCTTAACTAAAAACGCTATCATTGGATGGCGTAATAGGTCGAATAAATGTCGGCCAGTAGAGAAGATTAAAGTAGACTTTAATGTCTTTATGGACCAACTACAGGCCTATAAGAAACATCTAGAAGAAACTACTAAAGAAGAGTATAGGATAAGAAAGTGTTTGCGTTGTAGGAAAGAAAGTGTTTTTCCTAAGAACACCTTCTTATGTGAGACATGTAAGAAGCAGGATGTTTTCAGGTATGTAGCATGACCCTTCAATATATGAATTGGAAACATGTGACTCTGTTTATAGCGAGCCTATGGTGCTTGAACGGTTCAGCTTCGGTTGGACCGATTGGCGTGGCTTTATACATAGTTGAAAGTGGAGAGGATAGATAAAATGAAAAGTGAAGATTACGTTGTCGTTACCACTATTTCTTCGCATCAAGTGCGTTATGTTATGCACCGTACTGATCTATGGGAACTGTACCTGAAAAAAGCACCACATAAGATATCTAATGCTGTTGAATTGGCTGAAGCTATAGTGACTGCTGAAGAATGCGAAGAGTTCTCCCAAGAGCACAAGGGAGAATGTATTATAAATGCTATTGAAATGGACGAGCATGATGTGCTTGCTTTGTTTGATAAAGAGAATGCTTATCTGAGTGGCTGGACAAAGGATCAGAAGATTGAATGGATAAGAAAAACTATTGACAAGTGATACAAGTAGACACCCCCCCTTAAAGGAGCTAAATAAGATGTTGTTACTCACAGGTTACAAAAGCAAGAAAGAACTAAAAGAAAATATTGGTAATCGTTTACAGTATAGAGAAACGTCTATGTTCGGACAAGAATATAAGTCAACGGGCGTATTCTGTGGTGCACATAGACCTTCTATTACTGGTCTACCCGGTAGAGAATTCTTTGCTGAAGTTACTATGTCTGACGGCTTAATCTCAAAGGTGAAATAAAATGGCTAATACGGAACAGAATGAAAACTTACAGGTAAAAGCCTATCGTATTGCTTATGATCGGGCTATCACCTACGCTGATGATGCATACTCGTTTGAAAATAAAGAGCGTTGGGTGGCACAAGCTGTTAAGTATGCTCTATTAATTGAGGAAGTATGTGGCGATTTGCCTAAAGCTGATAAACGTTACCTCTTCAAGCGAGGGGGTGAGACGTGGTGGGTAAAATTCAGAGTACCGGGTACGGATAAAACCATTCGTAAGTCGCTTAAGACGAAGGATTTGAAAGAGGCTCAGGCGAGGCGAGACAAGATTCTAGAGCAACGCGAACGACTGTCGGAAAACCAGAGCTATGGAGACTACAGTCTCTTCTGTACTAATGGAATGGAGGATATATGGTAAGGGAAAATAAAAATGGATTGGTCTGACGTATCAAATGCTGATCAGGTTTATGCAGGAGATAAATAAATGAGGATAGTTGTTAGATGTGCAGACTGTAGTGGCTATGGTTATACAGAGAGTAAGGACATGTCTTCAGCCCGTACCACAGACTGTTATGCCTGTGATGGTACAGGTGAGGTGACATACACAGAAACTTATGAGAGTTTCTATGAAGCTGAACAAGATTATATTAATCAGGATGTAATCAGAATAGAGGATAATAAAATGAAGCTATTCAAGATATACCAGAATATTAATACCGGCTATGATACATTTGACAGTGCCGTAGTGGTTGCTAATAGTGAAGAAGAAGCACAGAAGATACACCCTTGCGAGGCATCAGGTGACTTTAATATGTATGATACTTGGGTAGCACGGCCCGACCTTGTAAAGGTAATGTATTTAGGTGAAGTCGTAGGCGAACCAGACGATAACGTCTACCCCGGTGCTATAATCTGTGCCTCATTCAACGCAGGATAAATAAAATGAATACAGAACAATTTACCCCTAGAGAACGCGATTGGGACAATGGATACTGGGCTGGGCTGCTTGAAGGGCAGATAGAAGGTTCTGCAAAACTAAGTTACCTTAACGAGCAATTGAAGGAAGAATAGCAATGTTTAAAGATAATAGACACTTTTTTTATTCTCATATTATATCCGTATTGTATAACTAAGACCTTTTCTTTAATTATACCATGAAACCAACCTCTAGCTCAGAGGTTTCTAAATTCAGAGATAAGAAATAAGACAGAAGGGGATAAGAGGGTAATACGCTATAGCATTACTAAGACGTTTTCTAATCAACGCTATGGAACAGGTAGAAAAAATAGAATTTATTAGAGAGGTGAAAAATCAGTTGACTAAGTATGAAGAACAGCTTATAAATGGTCTTGTTAGAAACGAAGGACAGATGGAGAGAGAATACAATGGCGTTCAATAGCATGTACTTACACGGCGTTACTAAGATTGAGATTAAAGAAGATAAGTTTACTACGTTTTCATCCTTTGATGTCACAGCTACAGATAAAGATGGTAATGAATTTAAGTGTAGCTTCTTTGTTGATGCTATGGAGGAACTAGAATATACTAATGAAGTAGTGATAGGAAAACAGAACCTAACTGAGCTTAACTGAACCTAAAGGAAACTAAGATTATGGAACACCTTCTTAATACCCATGAAGACAATCGTGAAATCTTTTTTAACGTATCTACTCAACCAGTGTACGGTTTACATAGCGGAGATAAAGCACCTAATAAAAAGATGCTGATGCGTTCAAATGGTTATAATAATGATAGAACTTATCTTGATGTTGTTAATGATAAGTATCGTGTAGTAGAAAACAGAGAAGTTCTTGAGCAACTACAGCGGCAGATGATTAACTTCTTTGATCCACTTGTTCTGGAAGATGTGCAGATCAAAGATACTGTCGCTGCTAATGGTCTACAGTGTTATGCTGAGTATGTCTTTCCTTCTATTAAGTCAGAGATTGAGACATCAACAGGACATAAGACTAATCTTGGTCTACGCTTTGTAATGAAGAACAGCTTTGATGGTAAGGGTAGCGTTACCTTCTGGTCAGGTGTTATTGACTTCTTCTGTACTAATGGAATGGTAAATGGGGTATATGATGTTACTCGTAAACGGCACAGTAAGAACTTTTCTACTGAAGGATTTATTGAGGCATTTACATACTCAATGGATCGTCATCAAGAATCTGTAAAGATGTACCAGAGGTATGCTGACACTAAGGTAGGGTCGTCATGGAAGGTTCAGCAGTTGTTTGATAAGCTTACCAATACCAAGCGTGAAGAAAAGAAACGTGATGGTGGTCTAGCAGATCGTTTGTTCAGCCAATGGATGGATGAGGTAAGGGAACGTGGAGATAATCTCTTCTCTGTACAGTCAGCAATGACCCACTATGCGTCTCACGACGACGATGGTAGGTTCAATTTGACAAAGGCTAGTGATGGTGGTACTCTCTATAAGCGTAGCGAACAAGTCACCAAATGGCTTTCTTCACCTACGTGGAAAGACTTTGTGGAGCATGTTTCTGCGTAACTTTTAACCCCTTTATAGGAGAGGTTCTCATGCGCTATAAATATAAAACCCACTCAGATATCCCACTTTATATGAAAGACTATCTTCTTTCTGTTGTTGGTGGTATATTAGAGGATGTACCTGTTGAAGATATAAACAACTTCCTTAACGGGTATGAAGAATGGGTTCAGCAAGGCGAAATGCTCTCGGTTAACGAAGCCTACCAAGACATTTCAACTGATAGCGTGACTATCCATTAAGGAAAAGAAAGGAAGGGGTGGGAGAGTACAAACGGTCATATCGTGCTCTTCCACCCTTTAATTATAGAGAATAAAAATGAAACAAGTCATTAAATATGCTTTACTTACGTCTACTGTTTGTATGCTCATAAGTCTTCTTTCTTTATCACTATCTGCACAGACTTTACTGGAAGAAGAAGTAGACTGTCTTGCTGAAGCTTTATACTTTGAGGCACGATCAGAAAGTTTTATAGCACAGCTTGCTGTAGGTAATGTTATTTATAATCGTGTTAAATCTTCTAAGTTTCCAAACACATTTTGTGATGTAGTACGTCAGTCTAATAAGACAAAGAATGGTAAGCTGATTAAAAATAAATGTCAGTTTTCTTATTATTGTGATGGTAAAAAAGAGATAATATATGATGCAGAAGCTTACAAAAAAGTAGTAAGTGTGGCTCACTTAGTAATGGAGGGTGTGCTCATAGATTATATTAAAGATGCTTTGTATTATCATGCAGCCTATGTTAGACCTTATTGGTCTAAAAATAAAAAGTATTTAGGTAAAGTAGGACTTCATAACTTTTATAAGTAAGCTATACAATGAATATTGATAAACACTTCAAACATCTTATCAATTTAGCTGAGGGTATAGAAGAGCCTGTAAAATGTTTTAGATTAGCTGCTGGTGTAATACATAAAAATATGTTAATAAGTACGGGAGTGAACAGTTATAAGACTGATCCTTTTCAAGCTAGATTTGGTAGTACAGAACATGCTATACACCTACATGCAGAAGTCTCAGCTATTAAAACTTCTTTACGTAAATTATCTGTAGATGACTTGCAGAAGGCAACATTAGTAGTTGTAAGAGTTAAGAAAAAGGATCATAATAAAACTTACAAAGCAACTATGGCTAAGCCTTGTGTAGGTTGTCGAAGATGTCTAGCAGAGTTTGGAATTAAAAATGTTTTTTATAGTGGAGAATGTGGAGGAATATATCAGTTATGAGGTGTAACCTTATTAGTTTTATAGGCTATGATTTATGGAAGGAGCTTACAAGTGGAAGTTAAAAAATCGTCAGGCACTAATAAACCAGCTTGGGTGAAGCAGCATATGCGTACTGGGATTGGTCAGTCCATCAACAATAGACCAAAAAATAAGTATAAGCGATTATCCTTTAAAAGTTATAGAGGGCAAGGTAAATGAGTATCCTAGTTCCAGTATCTACAAGTGATAAAGTTGTTTCCTTTTCTGATCACGCCCGTAATAAAGCAGAATTAGGTGAGCTTAATTATGAACAATTTTGTAACATTGAGATGCTGGAACTAGGATACAGTCCCAGTAACCCAAAGGATGTATTGGAATATAAACATTTTATAGAATCATTATCAGAAGAAGATTTTAAAATACCAAACTTCACAGAAAACTTACCAGAGTATATTAGCAAAACAGTATTCGGTCCTGTTAAAAATGAAGAAGATAGAAGGTCTATTATCTGTTCAGAATGCTCGGCACAGCATCTTGTTATTCATATGAAGTGGGAGTCAATAGTTTGTTTACATTGTGGTTATGAAATATGTAATACAGAGAAAGAAGTATAGTGAGAAATTTATGGGAAAAGGATAGGAAGACAATTTTCAAGGAGCTATATAGACAGTACCTTGAAGAAGGTTATTCCAAAAAAGAATCTAAGAAATTTGCCTCTTTAGAGACGGAAGAAGTTATGTCTACTAATAAAGATTTTATTAAAAATATCTTCTATCAGCAGGAAGAAGAGGAGTGCTAAAGAATGTGGAAAATGGTAGTTAAAAATAAACATACAGAAGTAGATATAGATTCTTGTAATTACGAAAAAGACATCTGGGAACTATTAGGTGAAAGAAAAATCTTTACCTCCCAAATAGGTTATGATATAGAGGAAACTATCGACGGTTTTGCAGCTATGCATAATGGAGAAACAATTGCTACATACAGGGTACTCAGAGAAGACTAATACTGATGAAGCTAGTGAATGGGTAAAGCACGTACCTTGTGATATTTGCTCGTCAGATAATAATGGCAGTCTTTATTCGGACGGCCATACTTATTGTCATAAGTGTGGTACTCACACACTACCGGAAAACGTAACAGAGGACTATAATACAATGCCCCTTGATATGTCTACTAACTCTCCTCCCATAGCTAAAGGATTTATATCTGCAATTAAAGATAGAGGTATTACAAAAGATACAGCAGATAAGTATGGTGTATATATTCAACAGGATAGTGATGGTGAACAACTAAAACATTACTATCCTTATTACGATGTAAACAATAATCTTATTGCTTATAAAGTGCGTGATGTACCAACTAAAAACTTCACTGCTAATCCACCCGGTGCTATGTCAGCAGGTCTTTTGTTTGGTCAGCAGCTTTGTCAAGAGAAAGGTAAGTACCTTACAATCTGCGAGGGAGAGATAGATGCTATGTCTGTCTATCAGATGCTAGGCTCTAAATGGCCTGTCGTCTCCATTAAGGATGGTGCAACATCAGCAGTTAAAAACTGTAAGCGTTCGTATGATTTTATTAACAGCTACGATAACATTGTTGTTTGTTTTGATATGGATAAGACGGGTCAGGAGAATGCCCGTAAGGTTGCGGAACTCTTTGAACCTAACAAATGTAAGATTGTCTTCCTTGATCCTAAGATGAAGGATGCTAACGAATATCTTAAAGCTAAGAGAACTGAAGATTTTTCTAGGGCTTGGTGGGCAGCTAAAGCTTTCACACCCGCTGGTATCATTAATCTTAAAGATGTTGGTGATGCTCTATACGAAGAAACTAATCAGACTACCTGCCTATATCCTTGGCAAGGTATGAATGAGAAGCTGTATGGCATACGTACAGGTGAGCTAACGACGCTGACGGCGGGTACTGGTACAGGTAAGTCTAGTGTTATGCGTGAGCTGATGCATCATATACTTAAAAATACAAAAGAGCACATTGGTGTTATCTCTTTGGAAGAGAACACTCGCTCTACTATCTTCCATCTCATGTCAGTAGAAGCTAATGCTAGATTGTACATCAAAGAAAGGAGAGAGGATCATACTCCTGCTGATTTACGTAAGTGGCAAGAAGCTACAGTAGGTACTGGACGGTTCTTTGCCTTTGATCATTTTGGTTCTATGGGTACAGAAGAAATTCTTTCTCGTGTTCGTTACATGGTTAAAGCACTTGATTGTAAGTGGGTCTTCCTTGACCATCTGTCTATCCTTGTGTCCGGCTTAGAAGGGATGGACGAACGTAAGAACATTGACGTTCTTATGACAAAGCTTCGTAGCTTAGTAGAAGAATCTGAGTGCGCCTTAATCCTTGTAAGCCACCTACGTAGGGCTAATGGAGATAGTGGGCATGAGGATGGCAAAGAAGTGTCTTTGTCACATCTACGAGGCTCACAGAGCATCGCTCAGTTGTCTGACACGGTCATAGCAATGGAAAGGGATCAACAATCAGATGATGACAACATAGCTAACACTACAACCATCCGCGTACTAAAGAATAGATATTCAGGTGAAACTGGTGTAGCTTGTCACTTGTTTTTCAACAAGGATACTGGTAGGCTACACGAGGTTAGTAATCTAGGTGACGATCTTGAAGGAGGAGAAGAACCATGAACGTAATACTCGACATCGAAACTGATGCCTTAGATGCTACTAAGATTCACTGCATAGTAACTAAGAATGTAGACACTGGTCAGATTAATATATGGAAGGGTGAAGAGTGTTACAATCAATTCCCTAAGTTTGTTAAGAGTGTTAATAAGTTTATAGGCCATAATGGTATTAGCTTTGATTTTCCTGTCTTAAATAAACTTACTGGTACTAAGATTACCATAGCTGATGTAGAAGATACTCTTATACTATCTCAGCTTCTTTTTCCTACACGTCCTAAGCACTCCTTAGAGGCATGGGGAGTTGACTTAGGTTATAAGAAGATAACCTTCCATGACTTCTCTAAACTAACAGAGGAGATGGTGACGTACTGTATACGAGATGTTGATATAACTTATCGTCTATGGTTGAAGATAAAGGGAGAGAAGTATGAACAATATCGTAAGGCTATTGATCTTGAGTATCAAATACGTACAATTATAAATGTACAAGAACGTAATGGCTTTACTCTAGACGTTCAGAAAGCTACTTGCCTACAAGCAAAACTATCTAATAAATCCTCCATAATAGAGGAAAAGCTACAAGATATATATCTACCCATCACTCAGGAAAGAGTTTCAGATAAGACGGGTAAGAGATTAAAGGATAAGATTATTGTCTTTAATCCTTCCAGTAGACAACAGATAGCTGCTCGACTAATGCAACAAGGATGGCAACCAGATAAGTTTACACCTACTGGTCATCCTATTGTAGATGAAGGCACTCTAAAGAATGTAGATATACCAGAAGCTAAAATGATTGCTGAGTATTTACTTCTTAACAAACGAACTGCACAAATTAAATCTTGGTTAGAGTTATTAGAAGAGGATGGAAAGGTACATGGAAAAGTTCTTACACTTAAAGCTATATCAGGACGTATGGCACACTTCGGTCCAAACATGGCACAAGTTCCAGCAGTATATTCTCCTTACGGAGAGCAGTGCAGAGCTTGCTGGAGTTCTTCTTCTCCTGATCGTGTTCTCGTTGGTTGTGATGCAAGCTCACTAGAACTAAGATGTCTTGCTCACTACATGAGAGACGACGACTACACTAAGGAAATTGTTGAAGGAGATATCCACACAGCTAATCAGAAGGCTGCTGGATTATCTACTCGTGATCAAGCGAAGACGTTTATCTATGCATTCATTTATGGAGCAGGTTCAGCCAAGATTGGTAGTATAGTGGGTGGCTCTGCTACAGATGGTCAGAAGCTTATGGATAACTTTCTGGGTGCGCTCCCTGCATTAGCTAAGTTAAGAAACAAGGTTGACAGAATAGCTAGATCAGGATATATTCCCGGTCTTGATGGTAGAAAGTTACATGTCAGACACCAACATGCTGCTATGAACTTATTGCTTCAGGGCGCTGGTGCTATCATCTGTAAGCAGTGGGTTGTGTTCATAGATCAGTTAATCAAAAAACATAAACTAGACGTTAAGTTAGTTGCTAGTATTCACGATGAATATCAGTTTGATTGTCCTAAAGATCAGGCTGACCAGTTTGGTAAGCTAACAAGAGAAGCTATGAAGCTAACTGAAAAGGAGTTGAATGTACAATGTCCTCTCGACAGCGAATACAAAGTAGGCCAGAATTGGGCAGAAACACATTAAGAGGTACTAAATAATGTATACAGTAGCTTTTACAGATGAAGATAAAGAGAAAGCACAGCATCTTTCAAAAGAATTTGGGAAACTTAATAACTCTATAGAACAGGGTAAAGGAAACTTTGCAGGATTTCTTGGAGAGATAGCAGCTCAACGTATATATGGTGGAAGAATTGAGAATACATATCAATATGATTTAATACTCCCTGATGGGCGAAAAGCTGACGTAAAGACTAAGAGAACTAGTACACCTCCTTTAGATTATTATGATTGCTCTGTAGCTAATTTTAATACACATCAAGAATGTGATATTTATATTTTTTGCCGTGTTCATTATGATAATACTAAAGCATGGGTTCTTGGTCATTATGACAAAAGAGACTATATTAAAGATGCTCGTCGTCTTAAGAAAGGAGATCAAGATGGCGACAACGGTTTTATTGTTCGTGCTGACTGCTATAATTTAGCTATAAATAAATTAAATACAGCATTATCTTAAAAAATATGTTGACAAGACTAAGTGAGTTGAGTAGTATCAATGTTGTTAATTGAAACAGCCCTAATCATTGGGCATCTAAATGGAGATTTAAGAAATGGCTAATACGAAATACGATCCTATCCTTATCAAAGGTAAAGTCTTTTGGGCTTCAGTGGTAGATCCTAACACTACCTATGAACCTGCTTGGCAGGTGGATGTGTGTATTGAAGACGATGACACTCGTGAGAAGCTAGAATCAATTGGTCTTACCATTAAGAACAAGGGTGATGATCGCGGTGACTTCTTCTCAGCTAAACGTAAGACCACAAAGAAAGATGGTAGCACTCGTGATGCTCCACGAGTCATTGATTCAAAGCGTAACCCTTGGGATAGACGGCTCATTGGTAATGGTTCTGTAGCTAAGATTAAAATCCAGCCCTACGATTGGGACTATGCTGGTAAGAGTGGTGTTAGCTCAGACTTTATGGCTATGCAGGTTATTGATCTTGTAGAATATGGTGATCTAGCAACTGACTTCCAAGACGAAGATGGTTTTAGCATTGATAATGAACTAGGTGAAAATGGTGTAGCTTGTCACTTGTTTTTCAACACGGATGAAGCACTCTGAGATAATAGAAAGGAAAAGAGTAATGAAAAACGCTGAATCACTTTTACTTACAGCCCTTCGTCGCGGAATGCGAGTGACACGAAAGACATCACTTGATCGTGGATGGTGTGAGAACCTAACAGCGACTATCTCACGCCTTCGTAAGAAGGGATATACAATCATCGCTTTGCGTGCTATGTCTCCCGCTGGGGCATACACACGATATAAGCTACTATCAGAACCTGTAAGTACAGCTAAAGCTGCATAGTAGCTAAACAGAGAGGCAACAGAAGATGACTAAATCAATCGATACCTTAGTAGAAGACATCTATGCGTTGTTTACTAATGACGAGGAAATAACAATAGAAAAAAAACACCTCGACGCTTTTGCTGAAGCGGTAGTCTCTTCTGTTGCCTCCGCTATTTCTGAAGTACGAAAAGAAAGAGAACCTAATCTACGGCTATCTCTTGTGGGTCATAAGGACAGAAAAATTTGGTATGAGATGAGGGGGGCTAAGAAAGAACCCCTATCTGCTCCTACTCTTATCAAGTTCCTTTACGGTAATATTCTTGAAGAGCTTCTTATCCTGTTCACTAAAGTATCTGGACATGAAATAAAAGAAGAGCAAGCAGAGCTACAGGTTAATGGCATTAAGGGACATAAGGATGCTACCGTCGATGGCGTTCTTATTGACTTCAAGTCAGCCTCTAGCTTCAGCTTCAAGAAGTTTAAGGACGGTAACATACTCACAGATGATCCTTTTGGTTACATCGCTCAGTTGTCTTCTTATTCTGAAGCGGATAAGAATCCTAATGCTGGCTTTGTTGTCATTGATAAATCATCAGGTGAGTTATGTTACCGTCCCATAGACGAGATGGATATGATAAATCCTGTCAGTCGTATAGATGATATTAGAGAATTTCTAAAAAATGATACACCACCTGCTAAATGTTATAGTGCTGTTGCTGATGGTGCCAGTGGTAACCTTAAGCTGGCTTTCGGCTGTGTCTATTGTGATTTTAAGTTCACTTGTTGGCAAGATGCTAACGCTGGGAAAGGGCTTCGTACATTCATGTACGCTAATGGCCCAAAGCATTTGGTTGAGGTTGGTAAAACGCCTAACGTACCTGAAGTAACTAATGCTACTTAAAAAAAATAAAAATCCTTATCATGCTATACAAAAAGAAGGGATATATAGATCAGGATCAGAAAAGAAGACAGGAGAACTACTAGAAAGTATTAGAGTTCCTTTCTCTTTTGAACCTCATTATATAGAATATACGTGGCTAGAATATAAAAAGTATCTTCCAGATTTTCTTCTACCTAATGGTATATATTTAGAAGTAAAAGGCAGATTTAAATTAGAAGACAGAAAGAAGCACCTCTTTGTTAGAGAACATCATCCAGACCTTGATATTCGTTTTGTCTTCGATTACCCTAACGGCAAACTTAATAAAGGAGCTAAGTCGTCATATGCAGATTGGTGTATTAAAAATGGTTTCCTGTTCTGTAAAAACTCAGATCATCGAGTAATTGAGGAATGGGCGAATGAAGAACCAAGAGTACGAGAAGGAAGAGGGGGAGGAGGAAAAATTTCTAGTAAACGTGGAGCATCTTCTAGACAAGCAGTTACAAAGTCCAGAAAGGGTTCTGTTTCTAAGCGTAATACTGCAAGCACTCCTAGACGCAACAAAACCAGAAACAAATAGGGAACCGGAAGAAGAGAAGCTAGCTAGGCTCTTAGCAAAAGCTTGGTTCTTTGCTTCTGTCGGTGTTACCTCTGAAGACTTTGTGAACATTTGTGATCTAGCAGGTATATCTCCTGTAGATATGCGTAGCTTTGCTTTTAAGGTATTGCGTTCTAAAGAAGTTAAGTATATACGTAAACGAATAAACAGAGTATTAACTCACGAGTGAGTAGGGAGATAATTTTGGGAGATGATTTTATGTATACAGGAGCAATAGCAGCTAGTGAAGCTTTAGATGAAGATTTAGATGGTGATACTACAAGTTTTATTAAACAGATGCTATATGTACCTCACGAAAAAGAAGACAATGCTTTAGACCTACAAGTAGGTGGTGATCACTATAAAGGATGTGGTATACAGCCTGTAGAATATATACATGCCAATAAACTTGGTTATCTTGAGGGCAATGTGATAAAATATATAACTCGACATCATACTAAGGGTGAGGGTAGAAAGGATATAGAAAAAGCAATCCACTACGCACAATTAATATTAGAGTTAGAATATAATCAACAGGAGACAGTTACTAATGACTAACAGACCTAGCTCTACGTATGAGTCTTACATTCATATCAGCCGCTACGCACGTTTTCTACCAGAAGAAAGTCGTAGAGAAACTTATGAGGATACTTGTAATAGGTGGTGGGATTATATGTCAGGAAAGTTTCCCCTGTTACTTAACTATCCAGAAGTATTAGCAGCTCTTAAAAATAAAGATGTTATGCCATCAATGCGTACTATGATGGCTGCTGGTGAGGCGTTGGAACGTAACCACATTGCTGCCTTTAACTGTGCCTATCTAGCTGTAGACGACTACAAAGCTTTCGATGAAGCCCTTATGATCCTTATGTGTGGCACTGGTGTAGGCTTTAGTGTTGAGCGTCAGTTTATTTCTAAGATGCCAGAAGTCCCTGAGATTAGTCGTACAGAAGAAGTTATTATTGTTGCTGATTCTAAGGAAGGATGGGCTAAGGGATTGCGTCAGCTAATGAGCCGTCTGTTTGCGGGGGAGCATCCTACATGGGACTTGTCTAAGGTTCGTCCATCAGGTGCTAGGCTTAAAACATTTGGTGGACGGGCATCAGGACCGGAACCACTAGACAATCTCTTACGCTACGTCACGAACGTTATGTATAAGGCATCTGGTCGTCGGCTATCTAGCCTTGAATGTCACGACATTATGTGTGCTGTTGCTGCTGCGGTGGTTGTAGGAGGTGTTCGTAGGTCAGCCATGATCAGTATGTCTAATCTATCTGATGATCGAATGCGTCATGCTAAGATGGGTAGCTGGTTTAATGAGCATGTCCATCGATCTTACGCTAATAACTCTATCGCCTTCACTGAGAAGCCTGATATGGGTACGTTCCTACGTGAGTGGACCAACCTGTATGAGTCTAAGTCAGGTGAGAGAGGTGTATTCAATAGGATTGCTGCACAGAAGAAGGCTGAGAGTATTGGAAGAGATACTTCTGAGGACTTCGGCACTAACCCCTGTGGAGAGATTTCTCTAAGGTCTAAGCAGTTCTGTAATCTATCTGAGGTTGTTGTTCGTCCTAACGATACAGAGAAGACAATCGAAAATAAGATTAGAATTGCTACAATCATTGGCACCTTCCAGAGTTGCTTGACAGACTTCAAGTACATTTCAAAGAAGTGGAAAGATAATACAGACGAGGAACGTCTGCTGGGTGTCTCCCTTACAGGTATCTTTGACAATCCTCTAACCTATAATCCTAAACCTGAGATGCTAGAAAAGTGGCGGGAGATGGCAAGAGGCGTTAACAAAGACATAGCATACCTGCTGGATATTCCTCATTCTGCTGCTATCACAACTGTGAAGCCTAGTGGTACTGTGTCTCAGCTAGTTAATAGTGGTAGTGGTATTCATCCACGATACGGTCATCACTACATTCGTCGTGTTCGATCAGATGCTACCGACCCTCTAGCTGCATGGATGCTTGAGGTTGGTATGCCTTATGAGAAGGATGTTTACAATGATAAGAACTATGTATTCTCCTTCCCTATTAAGTCAGCAGATGATGCAATTACTCGTAATGATATTACAGCATTAGAGCATCTAGAAGTGTGGCTCAAGTATAGGAACCACTGGACAGATCATAATCCTTCTGTTACCATCTACGTAGCAGAGCATGAGTGGTTAGCTGTTGGTACTTGGGTGTATGAGAATTGGGATGAAGTTTGTGGATTATCCTTCCTACCTAAAGAAGATGAAAACCATAGCTACGTTCAAACACCTTATGAAGATATTACAGCAGAACAGTATGAAGCTATGGTGAAAGACTTACCTGCTATTGACTTCTCAAAGTATACAGAAGTTGACGATAATACTACTTCAAGTCAGGAATTGGCTTGTACTGCTGGTAGCTGTGAAATCTAATGCCTTGTAAAAAGTGTGTAAAATCCTGCTCCCTTGATTCTGTTACACAAAAATGTACAGGCTGTGGTAGGACAATGGAGGAAGTTAGAGCCTCTTATAATAAGCATAAAGAACCTACTAAAGAATTAAAATGATAGACACATCCAGCTTTAGCTATAGCGTTGTTAAATACACTTCAGTGTGCTAAAATTAGACCTAGCAGGTATATCTAATTAACATAATAGGGAGAGCATTGTGGCACGAGATTACAAGAGAGAAAATGAGGTAACTAAGAGTAAGCCTAAGAATATTGCTAAACGTGTAAAAAGAAATGATTTACGTAAGAAAGCAATACGAGCTGGGCTTGTAAGAGTTGGGGATGGTAAAGAACTTGATCATATCCAGCCAATAAGTAAAGGTGGTTCTAATAAGAAATCTAATATAAGAATTACCACCAAGAGCCAGAACAGTTCCTTTGATCGTAACCCTGATAAGTCAGTAAAGAAAAACAGACTTAATAAAAAGAAGAAAAAAACTAAGAAGACCATAAAGAAGAATGCTTAATTTATATCCTTATAAAATTTATGAACATCAGCTACCTAAAGAGTTGTGTAAAGGTATTATTGGGATAGCTAAAGCAGAATTTAAGAAAGCAGATGTTTTTAAAGAGGGTGTCACAGTTGAAGACCCTTCTTATAGGAACAATAAAATTAAATGGTTTAATAATCCAGAAATTATTGAGATACTTAGCATGTATGCTAAGACGGCCAACGTAGAAGCTAACTGGTTCTTTGATGTAGACAGCTATGAAGTACCACAAGTATCTTCCTACGGTAAGGGAGAGTTCTATAATTGGCATATAGATATGGGTGTGGAGAAAGACGAAGATACCTCCTTTAGAAAGATTACTGTAGCTGTTAATTTAAATGACGATTATGACGGTGGTGAATTTCAAATAGAAAAGTGGTGTGCTCCTAATGTTCGTCATAGACATCAGACACTCCTTAAAGCAAAGGGCATAGGGTCTGTTCTAGTATTCCCTTCCTTCCTACACCACAGGATAAAAGCTGTAACACAAGGTAACAGGTATTCTCTAGTATGTTGGTTTAGAGGATCAAGATTTAGATAAACTAAAAATAGTTGTTGACTTCTTTTAAAACACTCCTTATAATAAAAGCTATGTCTATTAACAAACTTCCTACAATATACATTGGTTATGATCCTCGTGAGCATGCCTACGTAAAAGTTCTAGATAAATCTATCAGAATAAACACAACACGTACTTATAACATTGTGCCTATTATACAGAAAGAAGTTAGGCGAGCAGGGTTATATTGGCGTAGTCCAGAAATAGACCTAGCTGGTAATCGTGTAGATGTTTTTGATGGTAAACCTTTCTCCACAGAATTTAGCTTCACTAGGTTCTTAGTTCCTTTTCTAAATCAGATGTCTGGACTAGCTCTCTTTATGGATGCTGATATGTTTGTACGTTCTGACATCACAGAAATATTTGATGTCTATGGAACAGACAAAGATAAAGCTATTAGCTGTGTACAGCACACCCATGCTCCTACAGAGACAACTAAGATGGATGGTCAAGTTCAGACTATTTACCGTAGAAAAAATTGGTCTTCTCTTGTCCTGTGGAACTGTGATCACCCTTGGGTTAAAGAACTTACTATAGCTGACGTAAATACAAAGCCGGGTAGTTGGTTACACGCTTTTGAATGGATGGACATCTATCCTATAGGTAATATTCCCCTAGAGTGGAACTGGCTAGACGGAGATTCTGACGAAGACATTACCCCTAAGAATGTACACTTCACTACTGGCGGTCCTGTCTACCCTGATTGGAAACCAAAAAGAGATATAGATGCTAAGTATGCTAAAGAGTGGACAGACTTTTATCGATTTATGCTAAGTAAATAAAGTAAAAGATAGGAGATTAGCTATGTATATTGATCCAGATATAAAAAAATATCTAAGATATGATGCTGAGACAGGGAAGATATTTTGGAAGCTTAACAAAGGCGGTAATGCTAAAACTGGTAACGAGGCTGGCTGTATGGATAAGTACGGTTATTCTATAATAGAAGTAAATAGAAAAAGTTATAAAGCTCACCGTATTGCTTGGTTGCTTACTTATGGGTCTTGGCCTGAAGACCAAATTGACCATATAAATGGTAGTAAGAAGGATAATCGTTTAGAGAATCTTCGTGTTGTTAGTTATAGAGAGAACGCACGTAATCAGAAAATACCTAAGAATAACACCAGCGGTACTGTTGGCGTTAGCTTTCACAAGAGAGATCAGAAATACATAGCTAGTATTCAGATCAATGGTAAATCTAAACACCTCGGTGTATTTAAAAATAAAGAAGAAGCTATTGCAGCAAGAGCAGCAGCAAATATAAAATATAATTACCATGAAAATCATGGAAGAAAGGAAATTAATATTTATGGTTATTAATTTTGTCACTTCATTTAGTGATGATGGCTTTGGTCGTTACGCAGAAAAGATGCTTCTGTCTGTCAAAGAACACTGGCATCCTGATTTAAAGCTAACAGCTTATTATCATGATTGTGACAAAGAGCTTGTGTCTTCCTTTCCTCAAGCAGGTAACATTGAGTATCGTAATCTCAATGAAGTAGAAGACATGCTTGCATATCGCGAACGTATGAAGGCGTATGATGGTACAGCTAATGGTCAAACATCGTATAACTGGCGGATGGATGCTATCAAATGGTGTCACAAGGTCTACGCGCTGACTGACTATGGTCTAGAACTAGCTGACAACGACGCACAGGCTGGTTGGCTGTGTTGGATTGATGCAGATACAGTAACAACCAAGCCGCTCACTGTAGAGAAGGTAACAGCCTTTCTACCAGAGAAAGCAGAGCTAGTACATCTTGGTCGTAAAGATGTAGATTATAGTGAAACATCCTTTATTGGTTTTAATCTTAATTACGAAGCACCTGTTTATATGATTGCTGATCTTCGTGGTTGCTACGATATTGGAGAGGTTGTTTCTTATCGTGAATGGCATGATGGGTTTATCTTTGAACGCCTACTAAAGATTTATACAGCACATGGTATGCGTGTTCAAAATCTAACTCCTAATGTAGCAGGACTTGAAGCTTTCAAGAACTCTCCCCTATCTCAGTATATGACACACTACAAGGGTGCCTTGAAGAACAAGCTATCAGATATTGACGTAGCACCAGATGTAAAGTTACCACGCTATCGTCAGCTTGCTGATCTTATTCGCACGTATGGTAGCGAGACTTTTGTAGAGGTTGGTACATGGAATGGTGGTCGGGCTGTCGAGATGGCCCTAGCGTCCTTTGAGAGCAAGGATAAAGTACACTACATTGGCTTTGATCTCTTTGAAGAAGCTACAGAAGAGCTAGATAAGTATGAGCTAAACAGTAAACCTCATAACACAATTGTAGCTGTTAATAACAGACTTCAGGAATTTGCTGACAAGATGAAGGAGAAGGGTAAAGAATTTACCTTTGAACTTCATAAAGGAGACAGTAAAGAAACACTATATAAGGCTAAAGAACGTATTGCTAATGCGAACTTTGCCTTTATAGATGGTGGACATTCAGAAGAAACGGTACTTAGTGACTACGCTAATCTAAAGCACTGTGATGTCATTGTCTTTGATGACTACTTCAGTAAGGACCAAGAGGGTAATATTCTAGCAGATGAGTATCTAGGAACTAACAGGCTTGTAGATGGTTTTGAAAATACGCTAACTGAAGGTCGTTGTATTGTTCTTCCTTCACAGGATAAGGTAAAGGGTGGTGGTGTTACTCATCTTGCTCTTCTACTAGCCAAGGACGATCTACCAAAGCCACCAGCTAGTCTACTTAAAGTCCCTATCATTATTAAACCTAAAGACTCTATGCCTAAAGAGTATATTATGGATAGTATCAATGATAATGTGGCGTTAATTAAGAAGTGGGGTTTTGTTCAGACATGTAAGCCTAATGCAGAACATGCCATCATTGTCTCTGCTGGTCCTTCTACCAACTATAAGGAACTAAAACAGGTTATTGAGCAGACTAAGGGTACTGTCTTCTGTGTTAAACACAGTTATCCTAAACTGTTACAGAATGGCATTGATCCTTATGCTTGTGTCATTCTTGACCCTCGTTCTATAGAGGGTACGTCTACTCATGGTGTAGTACGTAAAGATTTATTTAGTCTTATAGATAATAAAACGAAGTTTTTTATTGCCTCTATGACAGATATTAGTGTTACTAAATATCTTATGGATAAGACAGATGAAATCTATGGGTGGCATGCTTATTCTGAGGCAGTTGCAGCAGCAGCTAATGGTAAAAGTTTTGCTGTAGATAAGAAACTTAATATTGCTAAAGACACTACCTTTGTAACTGGTGGGACATGTTCAGCTATGCGCTCAATTGGTATGGCACACATCCTAGGGTTCCGTCACTTCCATCTTTTTGGTTTTGATTGTAGTATTCCTAAAGTCACAGCTAAAATGAAAAAGGAAAAAACTGAGGATGGTAAGCCCAAATATCTACATGTCGAAACAAATGGTAAGGAGTTCTGGACGACAGGAGAACTACTAGCTATGGGACAGGATTGTGAGAAACTATTTAACAATCAGGATATTGAAATGAATATAACTATTTATGGTAAAAATACTCTTGTATCAGAAGTATTTAAAGATACTTATCATGCAGATAAAAAATATTATAAGGAGTTAATTGAACAATGTCGGTAGATTTTTCTATACATGAACTTTCACAAGAAATTGTATACCTTAATGACAGTGTGTCTAGACTTGCTATCTCTGTAGGGCAGATAGATCATTGTATCCATGATGGTACAATTCCTTTAGTTGAGGTAATAGAAAGATTAACAATTGGAATGAATAATAACACTGCTTTTTTACGTGATGCGATAGATAATTTAGCAGAAGACATAAAGGATGCAAAACTATGTTAGGAATTGCCGAATCAGTTATAGGTGTTACAGGGAAAATCCTTGATAAATTTATTGAGGATAAAGACCTAAAGACTAAACTAGAGGCTGAACTTAATCAGCAGCTAATCTCTCTTGATCTTGCTCAAGCACAGGCCAATATTGAACAAGCTAAACATCCCTCTATCTTTGTCAGTGGAGCTAGGCCAGCTATCATGTGGGTGTGCTGCTTTTCTCTTCTATGGCAGTTTATCCTTGCTCCTATTACAAGCTGGGGATTAGCTGTCTGGTATCCTATTGTTATTCTTCCTGTACTTGATACACAGTCTCTTATGACAATCCTGATGGCTCTCCTTGGTCTAGGCGGTATGCGAACGGCAGAGAAGTGGAAGGGTGTCGCTAGAAATAATATGCAAAATTAATGGTTCTTAAAGATAAGCAAGAAAAGTTTGCTCAGGCATACGTACTATATCGTAATGCTACTGAATCTGCTAAAGTTGCGGGGTATGCTCCTAGATCGGCATACAACCAAGGAAGCAGACTTCTTAAACTAGCAGAAGTAAGAGAAAGGATTGAAGACCTTGAGAAAGAGATGGAGACATCTATTGATTATGTTTCTGAGATTGAGAAGCAGTATACTTATGCTACAAACAACAATCATACTAACTCTGCTCTTAAAGCACTTGAACTTCTTAGTAGACTGCGTACTCCTACGGATGAAGATGCACCGACTACTATTGAAGAGTTGGAAGAAGATATCATTAAGAGTCTTGAGCTATTAGGGGAAGACAGAACCGTCAATATTTTCACAAAGTGTTCTTGGTTCAATGAGCAAGAAGAAGAAATGAAAGACTTATTGGAAGAAGTTGAGGAGCTAGAAGAAACCCTAGACGATAGGAAAAGTGATGCCTAATGCTTCGATGCTCAAGCAGATCACTTAATTAAAGACAGAAAGTTTATGAATTGATGAAACATCTCAAGGAGCAGAACACCACCTATATTTGCCACCTTGCTCACGCATGGTCTATGGGTATTGTTCTTTTCATTCACGGGGTAATCCCCTGCATTTTAACTGATTGGGTATCGAAGCGTATCTGTAATGGGACTGCGAAGGAACCCTAGACGAATTGCTAGATGATTCGCAGCAAGACG